ATTTGGACCAGGTGGTGCATCAAGAACAACAGGTGCTATGGGTGGTGGAATTTACACGGGTAACAGAGGAGATGGCGGAGGTCACTCTCACAATATGAGTGCTAATTTTTCTGGAGACGCAACTTCAGTTTTACAACCTTATTTAACATTAATTTATATTATAAAAACCTAGGAGAAAAAATGGCAAGTAGAGGAAATTGGGCAATAGTAATAGATGATAAAAAAATTACTAAAAATTATGCAGAAGGAGCTTCTGAAGGTATTGCTTTTACAATAGATGATGATGCTTTTTGGAATGACGCTAAATTTTCAAACATTTGGGCTATTCAATATGGCACATCAGTTATTACAGATGAAGTAGAATATAGAGACGATACCCCTCATTCATCTTATGCTGATGCAAATCTTGGTGATATTAGTCAATTTTCTAGTAGATGGGATACAATGTATTTGGCAAAAATTCAGACAGACTGGGACAACAATATTTTATTTGATGATAACAATGAAGTTGTATCTGAAACAGAAGCTGAAAAAATTGCTAGATTAGGTGCAAGACCAACAAGCTATACTTCTTCGTAATCTTGAATAAATAAGGTTGCAGTATATCTTTTTAAATTAGGTACATTACTTTCGTGTGGAGAATGAATATGTTTAGATGGAAATAAAATAGCTCTGTTTTCTCTAAAACCAACATGTATATCTAGACTACAATTATCTGTAGTTCCATGATAAAAAACTGTTCCATTTGTTACCGCTGTAGGTCCCTTTAACATAACAAGCAAATTTAATTTACCTGCACCATCATCTTTGTGGGGTTGAAAATGATCTAAGTTTCTAATATCTAAACCAGAACCATTATGCACTTTTTTAATTTTTATTTTAAATTTTTTTTCACCTTGTTTAATAAATGTTTTTTGTAATTCAGGATCGTCTTCAAAATAAAATCTAGCACCATAATAATTTTCTTTTATTTTTTCAGTAGTGTGGTCATAAAAACTTGGTTCAAAAGTTAATTTTGTAGTGATATGGTATTGTATTTTTTCAAACATTTCTTTATCAAAAAAATTATCTATTATTTTAATCATTTTATTCTTTATTTATTTGATCGTAAGCATGATCTCTATTGGGTCCGTTTTGATTTACATAATGAAAAAATACTTGAGCCATACCTTCTCCTTTGTAAATACCCGGTCTTGAATGTTTTTGATCACAACCTGCATATAAAACTCCATCTCCTTCTTCTAATTCAAAAGAAGTTCCTTCAACAATAATTGGCCACTCATCGTATTTTTTAATACATGCGGTTATAGATATTTCACAAGCAGGTCGGTCAGTGTGTTCACGTAACATTCCTCCAAAAACATAATATCTCCAATAAGTGTATGTGGGAAACAGTTTTAAATTTGATTCTAATTCAACCAAAGGCAGTTTTGTTTCTAATAAAGAATTCATCAAACAATCATCATACCACGCGGGAGAAAAAGACTGAGTATCTAATGCATAGTCTTTATTATAATCTAATTTTTTATAACAATACTTTTGTAGAATACTAAGTTCTTCTTTGTTAAAAAAATTTTTAATTAATTTATATTTTACTGCAGCCATGCAACAATACTATACCTTGTTCCTTTCGTAATGGGTTGAATACTATGAGGATACATAAAATTACTGGGGAAAAATACAATAGATCCTTTGTTAAGTTTTAATCTTTTAATTTCTTTTTCTTTTTGATCTGTAAAAATTAAATCACCTCCCTCATAGTCATCATTTAAATTTATAATGACACTTAAATGTCTAGGACAGTTAGTAAAATGATCTGTATGAACTTCATACTTTCCACCAGGTGAATATTTTAATAAATCAATTTGATTAATTTTATGGCTTGTCATTAAAGGAAATTTAATTTTATAAAAACTATATAGTTTTTCTATTTCTTTTTTAATGTAATTCCAATAAAACAAATCTGTAGGTGTGTTAAAAGATAGATGATAACCTTTAACATTTCTAACATTTTTATTTACACCTGTTCTAATACTTAAATTGTTTTTACTTTTATGTTTTATTAAAGGTATTATTTTTTTAATAAAATCAGGATTAACTATATTTTTTATTTCAACTATAAATTCTGTGTAATTCATTTTGTTTCTATAATGTTAATATTTCCGGCTATAGTAATTCCATTAGAATTAGGTTTTACCCAATGTTCTAAATAAGATGGAAATAATATAATATCTCCTTTTTTTAAATCAGGTTCGTATTCTTTTAAAAAAATTTTATTTTCGTTCGGTTTAATAACATCCAATAAATTTTTAACAGGTGAATTAAAAACAGTGTAAGATTTATCGATATTATAATATACAATAAAAGAAAAATCACTTGGATGGACGTGAGCTCCTTGATAATCATTATTGTTATATTTATTAATCCACATACCTATCATATTAAAAACAAAAGTTTTACACATAGGTTTTAATATATGAGATAACAAGTCTGTTAATTGTATATTTAAATAATTCATTGATTCTGTAGTAAGTAAAGTTTTTCCATCTACTGTTGTCTGAATATTAGATTCAAAAGTATCTTGAAAATTTTCACCAATTATTTTTAATTTAGATAAATCTAAATTTTTTGTTGCAATAAAATTTGGAAATAAATTATATACTTTTACTTCTTTCATTATTTTTTATACACCTCATTTCCTACTACTAAAACATCTATTTCAGAATTATTAAAAAATTCTTTTGCTTCTTCTATAGTTGACATAATTGGTTTTCCATTTATGTTAAAACTTGTATTTAATAATAAAGGGCATTTAGTTCTTTCATAAAATTGTTCGATTAGACCATAATATGTTTTATTATTTTTATCAACACTTTGAAATCTACAGGTTCCGTCTACATGAGTAATACACCTTAAATTATTTTTTGTAGTTTTGCCTACATAAAGCATATAAGGATTATTTATTTCTGTATCAAAATATTCTTTTACATGTTCTTTTAATATAGAAGCGCCAAAAGGTCTGTATGTCTCTCTTTTTTTAATTTTATTAATTACATTTTTACCATCTTCAATTAAAGGGTTTAATAATAAAGACCTGTTTCCAAGTGCTCTAGGTCCGATCTCACCATTATTTTGATACCAAGCTATTATTTTTTTATTTTTTAAATGTTCAGCTGTTTCTATAATTGTTTCTTTGCTTGCTATTTCTTTAGGTTTTTCATCTGACTGTATGTAAGGAAAACTATCTAGTTTAAACCTAGGTAAATTATTTTTTATTCTTAAATATTCTAATGCACCTAAAGATAGACCTTCATCATTACAATGAGGCGGTATTATTAAATTTTTAAATTTATTTTTTATGGCAGTGTTCCATATTACATTTTGTGCAACACCTCCCGAATAAGATATTTCCACATCGTAGTTTTTATCTGTAATTTCTTCAAAAAAATTTATTAAAATATCAGATACTTTGTCGTGAACCGTTCTTATCCAATCTAGTGGCGATGCTTTAGCAACTTTATTATTTCTATCAAACAATTTATTTATTGAATATGTGTTATAGTTTAATGTATCTTTAAATTTTTCTACAATCCTACCATAAGACTGAAGTCCCATTAATTTGCCAGCAGAACCATAATCATCTTTTATGTTTAACCACTTAGCTGTTTCACTCATACTTAGACCTAAAGAACCGTTTTTATGTGTGTGTCCTCTTTTAAAAATTTTATCTTTTTTAATTACTGTCCAAGCATTATTAGCATCTCCAAAACCATCTATTACTATTTCATATTCAGGTCTTTTTTTATACAGAGGCCAACAACTTAAAGCATGTGCTAAATGGTGATTAACTCTCCACACTTTATTTTTTGTTGGTATGTGTTTATATTCTATAGCAGGATAAAATTCTTCATTGTCCATGGGTAACTTATTTCTCCAAGGATCTAATACAATAGCTATTTCATCTATATCTTTTTCATCAATACCAAATATTTTTTTTATATCTTTTTTCCATTCCCACAAATTATCGTAAGCATGATATTTAATATTATACAATCTTTCTGATTTTAAATAATAAACTTTGTTTCCGTCAAAATAAGATATGTTACTATCATGCTCGTCTACCCTTAAACCTAATAGTTTTTTAGACATATAAATATTAATGTAATTTCATCCAGGATGTTAAGATATATTTTTTTCCAGATAGAGGTGGGTTACCTCTATGAAGATATGGAAAACCAGCAGGCCAAATAACTATCCTACCTTTTTTTGGTTTAACTCTTTGTGAGAAATGTAAAAATTCTGTTTCACCTCCTTCTTTCACATCATTTAAATAAATACTAAAAACAAAAGCCCTAGCTTGCATTTCAAAAGTATTACCATGTTCTATGTGCCAAACATGATAGCCTTCTGTAGGTAATGTTTTTTGAATTTTTAAACGTGTATAAACAAATTTATCTTGTGCATAACTTTCCCTAGCTCCGGTTTGTTGAATGTAATGAGTCCATGCTAGATCAAAATTTACCATCATTGGTTTTAAATCTTCCCACCAAACATCTATATTATTTTCTCCTGCAAAAAATTGTTTATCTTGTTTCTGTAAAATAGGTGCGTTTTCAAAATTTATTCTATCTAAAGTATTTTTAAATTTATTTTGATTTTCATACAATTTTATAGCTCTACTACATTCTTGTTCTGTAACGTAGTTATCATAAACACCTATAAAATTATTTATTTTAAATTTTTTTTCTTTCATTAATTTCTTCTATTTTTTTGTTTAATAAAAAGTGTTCCATAGAATCAAAATTACAAACCAAAGAGTATCTTGTAAAATCATCTTTGTGTTTATCAAAACCATGCACTACCATTGGAGGAAATACATAATAATCACCAGCTCTAGGTGTGATTGAAATATTTAGTTCTGGTAAAATTAAATCAGCTCCGTCTGTTAAATATAAAATTGCGTGGTAGTGTCTATGATCGTGATAGTTTACAGAATCTCCTTTTTTAATTTCATTACCCCAAGCATCTATAATTAAAGATTTTTCTAAAAAATATGCAAAAATTTCTGGGTGTGTTAATTGATGTTTGTTAATTAAAAAAGTAAAAAAATTTTTAAATAAATTATTATCAACAAAATGTCTCCAATCTGTCATGCCACCTTTTACATTAGTGTAATTATCCATATTAGGGTCTAAATTATTTTTAATTTCTAAAATCATATTGTGAACTTTATCTGGGTAAGGATAATGACCATATATAATATTTACAGTTCTAGGATGAGTGATAGTTAAACTGTTTTTTGTTTCATTTAATTTATTATTTTTGTTTATTAATTTAATCATTTAAAATATTTTACCTTGTTGCCATTTCCACAAGTTAGGTGAAGTTATTATTTGGTTGTATATATAGTAATCTAAATCTAAATATTTCATTATTTCTTCTTTATCTATATTTAACTCTATATTATTTAAATTATTATTACAATATTTCACCTTACCAAAATGCATTTTTAAAAAGGTATTTAAATCTTTAATTTCTACATACCAATCAATACAAGTATTTATTAAATAAGGAATTTGAGATGCCGTATGATTAACGTGTCCGTTGTTTCTTGTAAGAATATTGACACGGGCATTGTGTAAAGATGAATAATTTATATCTTTATAATCAAGACCATGCCTTATTAGATCATATTTAAGTCCAGCGATAAATCTTTCATATGGATCTCTTATAACTGTCCATCTAATTTTATCTAAATTTACTTTATCTGTGACGATGTAATTAGTGTTTTTTAGGCATTCAACTATACTGCTAGATCCATTTTTATGGATTAATAAATATTGAAAAT